CAACGTCACGCCACTTGATCGTGTCGCCCGCTCGAATCGTTGCAGGAATGTTCACGGCCTACCAGTTGTTCACGAAACTAGGCGCAGCCGCTGCCGGCTGATGCTTCCTTGATCTTAGCGGCGTTTTGCCCGGCTCTTGCAAACGCTTCTCAAGTTGATCCCAGATCGTTCGCCTGTCATATCGCTGATATAGCAGGTTCAAGCCTGCATAGGAATAGACCAGCGTATCGAGGGCCTCGTTTCGCGCATTCGCCTTCTTCACCCATTCCCTTGTTGGAAAGCCTGAGCGGTTGTATCGCAGCACCTGCTTCTCAGCTGTGAGTTGCTCGAAATACTCCGATGTCGCCTTCATGTGGAAGTGCAGGTAGCCAGCGCCAGCCTCGTTGTGTTTCAACCTTCCGAACAGCGTGGTTTTGATCGTGTCAGTGCCGACTGAATACAGCAGCGCACCACGTTTGAGCGTCTTGCCCTTGTAGTTCACGTCCACCTTGCTTGGCTTACTGATCGGTGGCTTAGCCCGTTGGCTGGCACCCTTGATCGCCACCACACCTTGGCGCCCACGCTCCCTGGCGTACTGATACACCTCACTGGTGAAGTGACCGCCGGAGTCGCAGCAGATCACATCCGGCCGGATCTTGCCGCCACTGCTGTGCTCCCATTCTTTCAGTACCACCTCATCAAGCTGCTTCCACAGCTGCGGCTGGCTTGGGTCGCCGTAAATCTCTTGGTGCTCAATCAGCCAGCCCTCCTCCTCACGGCCCCAGGCCCATACGCTCACCGCCAAGCGGTTGTCCTGCACGTCAACGCCAACCGTCAACGCCAATCCACCTTCTGGAATCACGCCAGATTCGTAGTGCTCGCATCTAGCCATCAGCCCATCAGCGCTCACCTTGCTCGCGTAATCCTCCTCCCATGTCTCGCCCAGCACCGTGTTCACCCAGGTCTTCAGCCGCGGTGCATCACCCTTGCTGCGCAGAAAATCCTCCACCACCTCCTCCCAGCTCTTCCATCCCAACGGGCTGTAAAGCGATGACAGATGGAAGCCAGCGGTCTTGCCATCACCAGGCGCCGTAGCCATCCACCTGCCGTCAGTCAACATTTGAGTCTTATGAGACTCAGCAAATCGTTCTTTGCAATGCTCGCACTCATACAGCACCGTGCTCGGCTCGTTGTCGTCCCATTTCAACTGCGGCCATTTCAACCACTGCAGCGTTCCACAACATGGGCACGGCACAAAATATCGCCGCTGATCTGACAGCAGAAACTCCGACTCGATCCGGCTGAACTCCTTCACCGTTGGCGTGCTGGTCATGAAAATCTTGCGCCGGCTGAACGTCGTGCTCCTTCGCTCCGCCAGCGTTACCGGATCACCCTCGCCGTCCACATCAGTCGGGAAAGCATCCACTTCGTCAAGGAAGATGTGCCGACAAGGAGCAGACCGCAATCCGGTTGCGCTATTGGCTCCTGTCAGGATCATCATCCCACCAGCCCACTCCTTTGAAAACATCGTGTTGCCGCTGTCCCGGCTCCTAGCCGGTGCGATCCGCTCACTCAAGCAAGGCGTCTCGCTGATCAAGCTCTCCAACCGCTGCTTGCTCAGACGCTTCGCCATGTCCACCGTCGGCTGCACCATCAACATCGGGCCGCCGGCGTGCGCGATGACGTACCCAAGCCAGTTGGACCCGGCTTCTGTCTTCCCAAGCTGGGCGCCGGCCATCAACACCACACGCTGCACACTGCTGGTGGTGCTCAGCTCATCCATGATCTCCCGCAGATAAGGCGTTCGATCTGTCCGCCATGGCCCCGGCTCAGCCGATGCCTTGCCGCTGAGCATCCGGTGCTGGTCAGCCCATTGGCTCACCGTCAAGTCCGGCTCAAACTGCAACGCCTCAATGCTTGCCGCAATCAGATCATCAATCGGCGTTGCCATTCAGTCCCTCCAAGGCTTGTCCAATTTCCTTAAGCAGCAGCGCGTGAATCTTTATCTGATCAGTCTCAGCCGCGACGATAGGCGCCACACGATCAGGGATTGTGCGCAACGCATCGCGCACTCCCATGTGCAACTTCGCCAGCTTCAATTTGAGCTCCGCCTTGTCCACCAGCTTGGCGCTGCGCTGCTTGAACTCCAGCTCGCTCAGCTTCGCCGCAAATGCCTCGCGGATTGCCCTGCTCCTAGCAAAGCTCGGAATCGCTCGCTCATCAGCTTGCTGCCGCCTGAGACTCTCGTCAATCTGAGCACCAGGGGCACTGCCGCCACGGTCTGGTGACTTGGCCGCGGCAATCTCACGATCCAACGCCTGCGGATCAGGGATCACATAGCTGCGCCCCTCACGCTTCAACGTTGTCAGCCGCCCATCCTGCGCCCATCGCGCCAGCGTCTGATAACTCTTGCCCCTGCTCTCCGCATACTGCCGCAGGTTCATGTCGGCTCCTCAAGCACCGCCAGTTTCCCCGTGAACTGCTGCCAACGCTGCACGATCACGTCGCAGTAACGTGGGTCCAGCTCCATCAGCCGTGCCTGGCGCCCCGTCTTCTCGCAAGCAATCAGTGTGCTGCCGGAGCCGCCGTAGAGATCAGCTACAATATCGCCCTGTTTGCCCCAGCGGTCAAAAAACCATTCGGCCAATGCAACTGGCTTTTGTGTTGGATGCACGCGAGTCTCGTCGCCCCTTGCTGTGTAGTTGGTCGTTACCAGGACGCGAGCCAGTTCACGTTTGTGTTGCGTTTTTGACCAGCAGGTCTCAAATGCACTACCAAACTTGCCATCAAGCAGTCCCTGCCTATCTTTATCGCTATATTTATCCCAGATTATCCAGCTGCCCAAATTAGGATAAGTTCGCTTTAATGACTCAACGTAGTAGTCTGCGCCCCATAAAAAAATTTCACTGCAATAATCAAAAGCCGCAAGCAAAAAACCAGCGTCGTATTTACTGTTGTCAGAAATAACAGAGTCATATGATCGATTGCTGCCCATCTTTGTGTAATCAGTATCCAGATTCATCCCATACGGCGGATCTGTAAACACCATGTCCGCCTTTTCCTTCGCCATCAACCGTTTCACCGCCAGCGCGTCCGTGCTATCCCCGCACATCAGCCGGTGCTTTCCCAGCAGCCATATATCCCCCGGCTTGGTGATCGGCTCAGCAGGTGGCTCAGGAATCTCATCAGGATCACCTTGCTCTTCTGGCGCTAGCTCCTCAATTTCAGGCAGCAGATCGCTCAGCTCCTCATCGCTGAAGCCGATCACGCTCAGATCAAAATCATCCGCCACCAGGTCCTGCAGCTCCGTGCGCAGCAGCTCCAGATCCCAGCCAGCATTTAGCGCCAGCTGGTTGTCGGCCAAGATGTACGCCCGCCGTTGACGATCGCTCAGGTGATCCAGCACCACCACCGGCACCGTGCTCAACCCCAACTCCTGCGCAGCCTGCAGTCGGCCATGGCCAGCAATGATCCCGTCGCTTGAATCCACCAGCAACGGGTTGGTGAATCCGAACTCCACGATCGACGCAGCGATCTGCGCTATCTGTTCGGTGCTATGTGTCCTTGCGTTCCGTTCATACGGCTTAAGTCGGCTTAAAGGCCACAATTCGATCCTCTGCGCCATCTGGATGGTCAGCTTGGGGTCGCTCAAAACGCTTATTGCAAATGCGTCTCATTAAAGCAGTTCTGGATTCCTGACGCTAGCGAAAGCGAGCGGCCTGCGACAACCCACGGCTGCGGCGCCGAGAAGGACCCAAAAGCGTTGCAGCGCAAGACTTTTCAGCAATTGCTCAAAACCATTGCAGCGCAAGGATTCTCACGCAAGCGTGTCTCAGCGTGTCTCAGCGTGTCTCAACGCGCTGTTGCTAGTGCCTGCTGCAGAAACTCTGCGTAGTAAGAACGCAGCCTTCGCTCCACGACCTTGTGCCCAATGTCTTGGATGGGAAAGATCCGCTCATAGCTTGCAGCCTTGACCGCGACGAACAGTGGCCTGATGTATGGCCGCCGAGCGCTGCCCATGCGCCTGTAGATGCCATAGGGCAGCACGTTATTGCGAGGCTTGCCCACAAATACCGATCCACGTCCTGAAGGTGCAATGTCCTTGATGATCGTGTTGATGGTCCCCTTGCTCACGTTGCCTCGCGAATCCTTGCGCACCTTGCCAGTAGGCACAAACAAAGGTACAGGAGGACGCTGGGCGGGCAGCCCTGCGAACTTGGCTTCAAAGGGTTTAATGCCGCGCCTGCCACTGGCGATGTTGGCGCGCAGATATGGCTCGCGCCTGGCCTCTGGATAAATGACCACTTCAAGGTTGGTCTTGCTGCTGCGCGTATAGCGCCATGCATTGACAATGAAAGGCGTCGGGCTGTCGAAGTGCTTATTCGATGCTCCAGAGATCGATGCTTTCGCTTCAGGCGCCACACGATTAAGCGCACGGCTCATGGCAAAGGCCGACTGCTTGCGCATCTTTTCGCTGAACATCTGCAGGATGCTCAGATCTGAATTGATCCTGACGTTGATGGTAGGCATGAGTTCAGACTACCGAGAGCCAACGCACCTGATCAGTTTGTTGTGCTTGCCCTCGCCCACGCCTGCTGCATGTGCACCTAGGCGTTGTGACCAGATGCGGTGATGGCCGTTGATGACGAACGCCCAGCCGAGGTGATCTGAATGAACCAGCTCACCCACGTTGTTCTGTCCCATGATCGCGGCCATCAATGCGCCGAAGCCGTCGCGATAGCCAGTGTTGTAATTCTTGGCGGACAGGTCGAGCAAATCTTTGGAACGCCGCAGGCTGTTTGTTTCTTGAAAGCCAGGGCAAAAGAAAATTGGGATTTGGCCGAAGTCATTCCATGTTGTTAATGAGTAATCAATGCACTGGCTGATAATCTTTGCGTTGTCCTTGCGATCGCGTAAACAACCAGGCCGATCGGTTGGTGCTTTGAACTCAATGCCTAAAGCAATGTCAGATCGTGACCAGCGTTCAGCGTCACGGGGCACGGCAATGGCATCGATGCGAAAGCGTTTGCCTGTGGGATGAACGCCGGGCTGCTGAACGTAAATCTCGAAGTGGTCTTCGAGTTGAGCCAGCACCTGCTGTTCAAACAGGGCTTCACGGCCAATGGTGGCCTGGGTCATGTGGTTTGAAATCCGCCGCTCGGGATTGTAGGGCAGAAAGCCCCAACCGTGGGGTAAGGGCTCTCTGGAGTTGGCGGACTCGGTTTCAACGGTAGCAGACGGGCGCCGCGGGGTGCCAGCGGGAGCCCTCCACAGGAGTTGCCAACTTGCTGACTTGCCAACTTTCCCTATAGGAGTTACCTGTACCCCTCCCCCCCCTACCTCTTCTATTATCTATACATTTAATTATATAGGTTAGCAAGTTAGAAAGGTAGGAAGACGCCCTGCAGCGCAGTGGGTTTCAGCTGTCCAACCTCCAAGCCGCCTTATTGCCTAGGTTGGCAAAAGACCCATTTCTGAGAACCCTCGAGCATTTGCCGTTTTTTGCGGTATCCCAGCTCTCTCATGATGGACGCAATCTGCATCTGGTCGCCACGGGTCTGGCGCTCGATGGGTTTGGTAATTGCTTCGCTGAGCAGCAGCTCGCTGGTGATGGTTCTGCCAAGGTTTACGGCCAGCCATCTCTGGATGGGCGCCACCCATGGCGACTCGACCAAGTAGGTGGCGTTTTCAGCCTCAACGGCGGTCTGATGCTCGATGGCCAGCTCATTGCTTTCACCGGCCTTGTAGGCGGCCACAGCGGCGCTCCAAATGGCGTCGCGCTCAAGCAGCAGGTTGGGCACGTCGATGGGCTTAGCCAGGGTGCAGGTGACCGGGATGACCCAGAACCGCCTGTTGCCTGTCTCATCAACCAGGAAGCCACTGTCGCGGTTGGTTGAGCCGACGATGATGCAGCGACGCGGGAAGGCTTCTGTAGCCTTGCCATAGGGCACCCGGAACATGTCGGTGCATTGGGAGAGGAACGCCTTGACCTGGCCGGCGTGCTTCTTGCTGGTGATGTGATCCAGCTCTGCCCACTCCATGACCCAGCTGCGATGCAGGACCATGAGGTCATCCTTAGAGCTGATGTCGCGCAGGGCATCGGAGAAGAATGGACCACTGATCGCTGCCCAGAATGATGACTTGCGGGCGCCTTGATCGCCCATTAAGACGCAGGCGTAATCATGTTTGCAGCCGGGTTCGTAAATGCGACGAACGGCGCCGATGAGCGTCTTTTTTAGCATGTGATCGTAGAGCGTCGGCTCTTTTAGGTCAGCATCACATGGGCGCAGATAAGTGGATGCGAGGCGGTCAATGTAGGTGGGCGCTACTTCAGCAGATACATGGTCAAGGTATAGCTGAACGGGGTCGTATGGGTTTTCGTGTGCGACTTCAACGACGCAATCAAGCGCCATTTCTTTGGGCGCTTTGTAGCCCATTTCTGCGAGATGAAGGTAGAAGCGTTCGATGCCTTCTGCTACCTCACCACGGATTTCTATCTGTTGGGTGAAGACGTTGTAGCGAAAGCGTGGTGAGCCATCGGAGTCAGGTGCTCGGAGCATGTCGAGCAGGTCTTTCGCTTCAAGTTTTTGTGGTTTGCCGGAGATCGGTGCTGCTTCGGGTGTGTCTGTTTGCGTGGGTTTTGATGGCGCGGCAGGTGGCAGTTGGCGCTGCTTTGGCTGCCAGCCGTCTTCTTTTGCGAGATTGCAGAGGTGACGCACGTCGCGCTTCCCATCTGCTTTGAAGCTGCGCCAGTGACGCTCGCAGCCATCAGGCTCGTACTTGCTAGAAGATCGGGACCAGGCATCCCAATCTGCGAGCATGTGATCGCCAATGCTGTGCAGGCACTGGCCGATTTCGATCCACTCGTCGTAGTCGTCAGCGCGTGAGGTGCGGAGGGCGTCGAGCCAGATTCGCGCCCAGTCTTCATCGGTGCGATCGTCGGAGCGTGGCGCTGGTGGCGGCAGGAGCGGCGCAGGTTGAGACGGTTGTTGAGGAAGCATCTGCTCGATGAGCGCGAGCGGTGCTTCTGCTAAAGGTAGGTCTGCTGGGCTGCGGCTATTGAGCCAGCGGTAGCCCTCAGTGGTGGGATGAGCGCCTGCGACAACAGATTGGCACCCGGTCCAGCGCAGTTCGAGCTGCTCTTGCTTGCCTTCTTCATCGTGTTTGCCGGTCTTGAACTTGCGTGTCTTGATGGCGTCCCAGTATTGCTCGGGCACGCTGTAGATAATTTGCAGGCGACCGATTCGGCCCGAGGTGACTGCCCAGGATTTTGGAAGGTCGCGCAGTGGGATGCCGAGCTTTTCAAGGACTTCACCGGCTGAGATGCCATCGTGATCAACAAAGAGGATGCCGCCGGATTGTGGACCTGCTAGGACGCCGATTGCTACGGCGCGGCCGGCTTTGATTTCTGCTGATAGCTCACGACGTGTGAGCGGTTTCTTCTGCCATTCTGGTTGGTATGGGCGCTTGCCTTGCCCTACGGCGACGAAGCCCCAGGTGTCTGGGAGGGCGATGAGTTGCTGGATCAGTGACGACATAAAAGGGACCAAAGCCCGCGAATGATGGCGCAAGGTTGGCAAGGTTAGCAAGCTGATGTGACGATACTGACAGCGTCCGTCACAGATCGCGCCACGCCAGCGATGCCACCGGCGTGATCGACGGTGTGCAACCAGTTGCGCTGCTCAGGCGTGAGCCGCCCTGTGGGTGTCTTGACTTCGATGCTGGTGAAGACGGCCAGCTGGGTGCCAATCATGTCGGGCGTGATGGTGATGGTGCGCCAGCCGATGAGATCAGCGGAGCCACGGGCTAGACCGAACTGAACGGGGCGGCCAGTGCGTGGATCGGGGAGTTGACCGACCTGATTACGGAACAGGCGGAGGTGTGGAGTGGTGCCAAGTGCGAGGCGGATGCGCTGCTGTAGATCGGTTTCAGGGTTGGCCATCACAGCGCGCACGGCTGCACCATCATGCTCAGGTCATGCAATAGCCGGACTCGCAGCCGTCTTGCTCCTCGATCCACTCAGGGAACAGGCCGAGCTGGTCAGGAACTGCGATGTCGATTGGCTGCTCGCGGCGTGACCCGACCGAGCTGATATAGACGGCATCCTTCCTGAGCTCGGTGCGCTTTGCGTTGATGCGCTGCTCGATCTCGACCACCTTGCTGAATAGCTCAGGCCGCTCGCGGCGCATGGTGGTCCACTGCTCGGTGGTCTTGTAGGGGCAGAACCAGCAGCTCGATTTTGGCGGCTGCGGGAGGCCGGCGTCGCGCACGATGCGCAAACAATCGCTGCGGCTGATGCCGAGCTCGATCAGCGGGTAGGCGGAGATGTAGCCGTCGTCCTCACGGCTTGGTGTGGCGCGATGAGGCTCATCGGTGCTGATGCCCTTGCCGAGGATGCAACCAGGCGCGTGCTTGCGGATCCAGCGGGCAATCGGCTTAATCTTGAAATGGGTGGTGCAGTTGCGGCGCCCTGGTGCTCCGTTGGCCATGCGCACGGGAATGTCGATCGAGCGGATGGGGCGCAGCAGCTCGGTGTAGAGATCCACAGGGGTGCCATCACGGCGTCGGCGTTGAACATCGACCCATGCGATGCGGTGCTGGCTGGCGTAGGGCTTGAGCACCTCGGCGATGTAGCGAAGGGTGCGCGGGTCTTCTGCCTGGTCGCCGACATTGGCAAACACAAAGGTGCGGTAGGGGATGGCGCCCTGCGCTGCGAGCACCAGGCAGGCGGTTGATTGAACACCACCGCCGCAGGAGAAAACATGAGTCATCGAGCGCTCCTGGCGTTGTGGATCTTGTAGGCCCAGCCTGGCGAGTAGCCGCGCTGTTTGGCCAAGGCGAGGAGTTCAGGGAGTGTGCGTGCACGGCCCTGATCACGCTTCTTGGCGCGGATGGCATCACGCCGCAACTCGGTCAGCTCACCTGCAATCTCGCGAATGACGCGCGATTTAATCGGTGCGCAGGCCGCGCCACACACTGGGCAGATGGGTGCTGGCTTGAACGCGGCATAGCACTCAGGGCATGTCCGCACTGATGGCGCTGCAGTGCCGGTGGTTCGCCTGACGCCTTCAGCCAGCGACCAGTCGCGGTCATCATCTGGGAATCCATGGCGCGTGACATTGCCAACGTGGTCAAGAACCAGCGCTGCTTGCTTGCCCGGCGAGGGTCGCAACACCCGGCCGACCTGCTGGATATATAAGGAGAGCGACTGCGTAGGTCGGAGCAGGATGGCGCAACTGGCGGCTGGGATGTCGAAGCCTTCGGAGACCACATCAACGGTCACCAAAATCTGCAGCGTGCCGGTGCCAAATGCTGCAACGGTTGCATCGCGCTGCTGTGGGCGGCTGGTGCCGAGCAGGATCGATGCGTTGATGCCTGCTGCGTTGAATGATGCCGCGACCGATTCAG